GACAAGTCGATACCGCCGACGCAATAGCAATCTCTAAAATCATCAAGAGATAATGGCGAACCGCTTATCTTTTCAACGTCCTGTGTTGACAGCCAAGCCTGCGAGCTGTTCTGCTTGACATTACAGTATTTCGTCAAAAATTCCGCTTTTTTTGATAGACTCCCTTCGGCAACCGCGATTTCTTCCAACATGTAGTCAACTGATACGGATACCCCCAGATTAGGATTGCTTTTCCGCAATTCGTTGATATCGTTCCATTTGTCCAGATCGTCAATCATGTACAAAAATGGGGCAAGGCGTTTTTCTTTGCTGTCCCCCAGCAAAAAGCGAGTTGATCTCTTGATTAACTCATCATAAATCCCCTCGTTGACATAACCGGATGTTGATATTGACAAGATCAGCGGTTGCTTTCTGGCTCCAAGTGCCGATTTCATAACCTCGTATTGTTTTAACCCGTTATCGCCAGGCCAACTTGCAATTTCATCACAAATCGTCAAATGCGGATTAAATCCATCCGCTTTTTTGGCATTAAATGCGATCTTTTTGACGCTGCTGTTTGTACTCTCGATAAATAGGTCAGATTTGCGCCGCTTGATTAGCGCGGCAAGCTCAGGCTCTTTTTGCACGGTCTGCCAAAATGCGGAGTACACCAAGTCAGCCTGATCGAGTTTCGGCGCAACGCAAAACACTTTAGCGCCATACTCACCATCCAAATACACGCAATAAGCGATAATGGCAGCAGCGAAAATACTCTTACCGTTTTTCCGTGCGACAACAATAACAATTTCGCGAAATTGGCGTAATCCGTCAGCGCCGACAATGCCAAAAATTACGGACACTACTGCTTTTTGCCATAGCTCTAGTTTTAGCAAGTCGTCCCGACCCTCACAGTGATGGCAAAACGTTTCTATAAATCTGATCGCTTTATTCGCTTTTTTTTGGTCAAAGAAAAAGGACTGATCGTGAAGTCCCTTAATGATATATTCATAAAATGTGCGGATCCACTTGCCGACAATCACACTGCCGTCCTGGATCGCTTGATAATAGGCAAGTATGTAGTTATTCATCGTCCATCAACTCAGACAATTTACTTTTCGCAACGCTCGGCGGCGTAAGTTCATTCAGCTGTTTGATGATACTCTGATAGTTTTTATCTGTCGCCGTAAATAATCTAGCGGATGGTCTTTCCCGCTCATATGGTTGTGTTTTTTCGGATTGTGAAAATAGTTCCGTCTCTCCATTTTTTTGCAGGTCTTTCCACAGACGATCAAGCCGCACTCTTAATCTCGCCGCCTGTTCAATTAATCCTTGCGCAACCGCAAATTCATTTGGCGGCAAATCCTTGTAAATCTCGGTAAGTCTTTTTATTTCTGATCTTTCCGTTATCATTTTCGTCATCATCTCCCATCCATGGGGGCTTATGCACCCGAGAGAGGAAAATTGAGGTAGCCCCACCGGTCTAGTAGACAAGCGGAAACATTATGGATAGGGGGGGGTGTCAATCTGCAACGACCCGCCCGGCGCTGTCCACCAGATACCGCCTGTTATTTTTTTTATGTTTTTTTGCGTGACAATCTCTGCACAATAATTGCAGGTTATCAAAGCCAAGAGTTATGTTAGGGTCGTTGATGTTGTCCGGTGTGATATGCTTGATATGGTGGACGATCTCACCAGCCGCTCCGCACTCCTCGCACAAATAACCAACGCTGCGTGCATAACTATCTCTGCATTGTTGCCACGCAAATGATTTGTAAAATGTCTCAGCATACTGTTGCATAGTAACACCAGAGCACCCCCGCCCAGATCGGAGGTGCTCACACGAAAGGAGGACATTACTAATAGCTTGTACTATTTACCAGTTACACTATATCACACATGGACATGGAAATAATAGGCAATCATTTAATGCGCCGCAATATGTCCCCGTGTAGTTGTGTAATCCTGCGCACCGAATAGTGCATCCGCTCCGCTACCTGCTCCCAGGTCATACAGTCGATATAATAATACCGCATCAACATCCGCTCCCGTGGCGGCAAATGCTCAATGGCTCTCTCTATCTCATCGCGCAGCTCTAACAGTCTTACCAGCAGACCATCAATACGGCTTGATATCGTTGCCATCGTAGCGCCTGCCTTACCCGTCGGGTCACTGATACCGCTGCCACGGGGCTGGCCGTCATGCTCCTTGACCAGTCTTATCAGTCCCGCCTGCTGCTCTCTCAACTGCTTAATCTCCCGTGATATGTCGCGATATTGTCTAAGCTCATACTTAGTCATAGTTTAGCACCGCTTGCCGCCGTGGCGATATGGGCGTGTTACGTTATACTCGTGCTTGTTACGTAATACTAACTCAATATCGACATTACGATACTGCAAGTAGTCAAGTATCCTGATGATACAGTCAACCATCTCAACGGCGATACCCTCGGGCTTGTTGTAAGCGTCGTACCATACCATCCCGCGCCCGTCTCTGTACTCCTCCAATGCCTCCGATAACTCGGAGTGACACAGGGCGATGATCTCGGGTAATGATCTTTCCTCATCCCACCAACCGTGATTTACCGCGTTTTGATGGATTTCTTTTGCGATTTCGTTTAGATTCATAGTCTATTACCTCTTTCTTCCCCGGCACGTATACCTTAATCCCTCCGCTGTAATTGCCGTGTATTGTCGGTCTTACCGCTCCAACGTCTAACCCGTTAGGATAGCGGTTGTTATATATAATCATACTCGGCAACCTCCGCGGCACATGCTGCATAGTCAAGCACTTCTTCACGTTTCATCTCATCGCTCCTCAGTCCATTTTACATCCAACTCAAAATCTGCATCGTCCATCAACGCTTGTCTCATGTCGTCAATGTTGTACGCTCCCACATCAAATGCGGTCATCTGCTCCATAAGTCGGCCAATATACTGCTCTAAACGGATTTTGTCAAATCCAAGCTCATAATGCAACACCTGCGCAAATTGCAACAACAAAAACTCAGTTACCTTACGCTCCATATCATGAGCCGCGTCAACACATAGCTTATTGATGATTGTCTCAACCTTGCTCTTGCTATAGCGTCCCTTAGCAATATTTGCGATTAAGTCACGCCCCTCATGGTGATAACTCCTTGCGGTACCAACGGGGAGCGGGATATATGGGGTGCCTATATTGCCCATTGTAATTCCCTCCTTCATAAAGTCCCCGCTCCGTCTCCGTGCAGGGGAGCGGGGGAATGAGATTTGGCAAGTTGAAAAAAGTTGATTTATATTTTTTTCTCCCCGGCACGGCGGGGGAATTGTGTTATGTAGACCGACATTCACCGACATTTTTGGTTTTGTGCTTTTCGCGCCACCTCGCGTAATATTCCGGATCTTCCGCCACAAATTTGGGGCAATGGCTTACTTTGTAGGTAACGTAATAATGTCTGCTGTTATCGGTATTGACGCACAATTTACTCTCTTTTTCGGCGGTCCAGCCGTCTACAGGTCTGGGATTGTCGGGGTCAAACCATGGGCAAGCAAACCTGTTGGTGTGCTTGCACAGCCAACAAATTGTGATATTGGCAGGCAGCATCTCATCATTATGTTTGTGATCGCCAAAGTAATAATGATATCTTGACTGGCACTCCCTTACCGATCGTCCCAGCGCTGCGGCAATATCGCTATATGATACCGGCTTAAGGCGCTCCCTGCAATCGCGCAAATATTCCGTTTCCTCCATTGTCCAGACGTTATATTTCATGGTTCCCCTCCCTGCGAGGGGAGATCAGAGCTGTTATATACCGCAAACCAATCATCAAGGCGCATGGTAATCAGCCAGCCGCAGTTATTTTTTCTGTGCGCCACAATGGGCAGCTCTCCGTCTCGCGCGTCTCCTATGGCCTGTGACATCGCGCCCAACAAGTCTAACCGCTCCACACGCTTGACCTCGACATGGATACCGGGTAATCCTATAACATCGGCGTCGCCGTGACTGCCGCAGTATTGCTGCCCCCTCCGCGCGTCTGTATAGCCGTAACTCCTACAGATCGACGCGAACTCACGCTCTCCACGCTTACCCTTGTCTCGCTGCGCCTTACTCATCACAACGCCTCCTATTGTCATCCCAGTCAAAATACAAGAGATAAGTAGACTCCATCAACCTGCTGACGATTGCCCGGATGCGGTCATCGTCGGAGTCTCCGGGCGTTAACGCCCTCGTTAATCCGTTGTAACCGTAATTGGCCGTGATAATGGTGGGCTTTGCGTCCTCGTATCGCATATTGATGATGTTATACAGTGCAGCCAATGACCACTCAGTGGGCTTTTCTTTTCCCAAATCGTCGATAATCAGGAGGCGCGGTCTGATATAGCGCGATATCGCGTCCATCTCGGAGTAACCGTTGGCAACTCTGTCACGGATATCAAGCAACATGACGCTATATGTGCTGCAAGTTACCGATACGCCCCGCTGTATAAGGGCATGCGCGATACCGGATACAAGGTGGGTCTTGCCGGTGCCGTTACCGCCGTGGATATACAGTCCCTCGCCCTTAGACTCACGGTCGCCAAAGGTCTCAACGTACCTCTGTGCCGTCAACAATGCCTTGACCTTGCGTGGATCTCCCTCTGTGTCGTAATTGTCAAGAGTGCAACCCATGTATTTGCGTTTGATTCCGCTGGACTCGTAGAGTCTCGCTACCGTCTCGGCCATGTTTTTGGCTCTAATCTCATCCAACAGCTCCTTATCTCTTGCAATCTGCGACTCCTTGCAATCGCAGAGGTCGGCAAGGGCGCGTGTCTGGCCAAACATGGTAATACGTCGATAAGGCAGGTGCTTTCCGCAGTATCGGCATACCTCGTAGCCAAGATTATCACCAGTTACTTGTATCCGGGGCAATAAATCCTTCGCTGCCGTCAAGTCGTTCGTATCGCTCACTTGTGCCCACCTCCATTTCATCTTCCCACGCTCCCGCATTGAGCCAGGTAGCAGGGTAGGGGATATATTTACCCGCGTCCTTTATCCAGTCGTTTGACCTTTTTTGATTATCTACCGCGTCGAGTATCGTGGACACAAGCTCACTGCTCGGCTTGAGTTTGTCCCAAGCTTTTTTGGCTTGATTCTTGCTCTTCTTCTTCGGGTAGATTTCCCAAAATCGCTCAAAATCGCTATCAGCGCGCGCGCTTTTCTTTTTGGGTATTGCGTAAGCAATACCTTTTTCTTTTACATTTTCATTTTCATTATCATTATCATTTACATTGTCATTATCATTTACATTTACATTTACATTATCATTAGGGGTTTCATTGGGGTTTCTTAGGGGTTTTTTTGGGGTTTCGTTGGGGTTTTTTGAGTCGCTGCTTTTTTTTGGCCTGCCACCCATTTTGCCGTACTCCGCGCCCTTGCACCCGTTGACGTATCTCTGGTTGTTAGCGTCGATCTGGGGGCGAGCGAGCTCAAAGATCGCACGACACACGCCGTCATTGCTTTGCGGCTCGATACCGTCAAGGCCGTATGACAATATATCCATTAACACCTCGGCGCGGAGATCGTCAGGTAACGACTTGAGGGCCGTTAAAAAGCTCCGATAAAATACCATGCTATCTCTCATCGGCACCCAACCCCCTCAAAATCCCTCGCGATCATACACCGCTCGGCAATAAGATAGCCTAGATAATATGGCTTGCGCCTCTCGCCGTCAAGATCACCCTCAAACCGCAAAATCCAATCTAATTTGGACTTGGCTCGTCTTAGGCATTGCGTTAACTCTTCGGCGGTCATGGGATCGTCAAGCAAGCCATTGGCGTAGTTGATCGCTCGGTAGTAGTACTCAGTCATTAGCACACCTCCATTATTACCAAGGGATCTCGTCCAACGGCGGCGCAAGGTCTACTTCGCCGTCATCCGATTTTGGCGACAAAAACCGCACATTGTCGGCGACAACTTCCGCTGCAATTCTATTGTTGCCGTCCTTGTCTTTGTAGCTCCTAATTTGCAATCTTCCGTCTACCGCGGCCAATTTTCCCTTTGCAAGGTAACGACCGCAGGTTTCACCCAATTGGCGCCACGCCACCACGGGAATAAAATCCGTTTCCCGTTCCCCGTTGGCGCTTTTAAAAGACCGATCAACAGCCAGGGTAAAGGTGCAAACTGCCGTCCCGCTCGGGGTCTGCCTCATTTCCGGGTCTCTGGTCAATCTGCCGATGATTACAATCCTGTTAAGCATTAGTCATAGTCTCCTATCATAGTACAGTCTTTGATGATTTTGGTCTCCTTGCAGTAGTCACAGTGCTCGCAACGCTTAGGCTGCACCTCGCCACGCTTGATTGCATCGTAACGCGGCGCAAACTCCTCTACAATCTCAAGTGCGGAGTCTAAGACAGTATCCGCAAAGCATATGTACGCGACATTAGGCACGGTCTCCTTGGTGGCAGCAATCAAGTGCTGCCGTCCCGCTCTCCCAAATGTCTGCTTGATTAACTCGCGATAGATCGCAAGCTGATATTGATAACCATACGCAAAATACCAGTTAACCGAGCACCCAAAGTCTGACGAATAAGCTTTGCTGAAATTGCGCATACATTTGGAGTCATAGCCGTTGCCCGTGACAGGATCGTAAAAATCAACACAGCCCTTAAACTTAACGCCGCCGATCACCCCCGTTACAATTACCTGTTGCTCGCAACGCTTAATGATGTCGGCAAATACCTCTTGCCGCAAAAATGCGTCCGCAGCGGCTATTACGTCCTTGTAATTACTCTTAAGTTGTCCCTTGGTTGCTCCACGGCTCGATACCATCTCCGGATGGCCATCAAGAAATGATTGCTCATTGCCGGTGATTGCCGCCTCAAATAACTTGCCCTCAAGATAGCATTCTTTGTCTCCCGGCTTATATAATCCGTATAGCTCTGCCATAACGGCTGCTTCGCACTTTTCAAAGGATTTAAACTGCGAGGTAGACATATATTCCATCATGGCCTCTGGAGAAAAATAGTTATCATGATTGAGTTGCATGTTCATCCTCCTTGATTTTTTTGCTGCAATCGGCGCATAGCACCTTGCCATATCGCCCTTTGTTGGTCTCCGCCACCTGCAACGCCGTATACCTGCCAACAGCCTTGACTGCCTGTCCGCACGACTCACAGATAATATCCTTTGGCAGCTCATTAACGACTCGCAAAGCATCCTCAAGCCTTCCGAACGCCTTGACTTTTTCCACGTGTATTTTGATCCTGTATCCCGCCCATTCCTCGATATACGGTGTATTGAGCAGGGCGGCAATGGTTTTGCAGTTGGTCTTGTTAAGTATCATTGGCTTGCACTTTTCCGCAAAGTGGGCAATGGTGCAATCTTTTTTTGCTGTACCGCCTTTTTCCATGTCAATTACTTTTTCCTGTAACACTCGTTCAATGGTGAGAGTGCGCACTTCTCCGGGAGCAAAATCCCAGCTACCGAGATAGTTTGGATCGGTCAGTTTTTTCCAGTGCGTTTTTTCCATTTGACAAATCAGCTCCTTTCCGCTATACTGATTTTAGGTTAATTTTGTTCAGTCTGCTCCGGCAGACTATTTTTTTTGCGCTCATTGCATCAATGCCCTTACCTTGGCGATCTCCGTCATGTACGCTCTGCCATGCTTGTTGTCTCCATGTACATCACGCACACGATCCTCAAACTCGTCCAGATTGCCGCGGAAGCAGCCGCATATAACTTGTACATCACCATCAAGCCAATATATTGTGGTACGATCGCGACGGCTACCAATACAAGGCGTTACATAGCGTTGCGGGTTGTCTTGGTAGTTTTTGCAGTCCTGGCAATATCGGCAGTTTTGACAGTCCCGGCAGCCCCGGCAATACCGGCAATTATGACAGTCATCACAATTCTGGCAGCCCCGGCAGTTTTCGCAGTCCTGACAATTATGGCAGTATGTGCAGCTCCAGCAGTGCTCGCAGTCCCGGCAATACCGGCAGCTCAAGCAGTTATGACATTCATCGCAATTACTACAGTTGATGAGAGTAGCACTATATTCCTCGGCCTGCTCCACTGTGCAATAACGACAATCCCACCGATTGTTAGCGACATCCACCCAATATCCGTTAACTCGTTGCATCACAACATCACTCCAATGCAAATTATTTTTTGCGCGCTACGACAAATCGATATGACACTTGGCCAGCTCAATAGCAATCTGATATTCCTTGCCGTATTTGCTGTCAC